TAAGACGATCCTTGTCTTAGACTCCATGACCAATTTGGGCCGCGCCGCCTTTCAATGGGCTAAGGCGGCCAACCCCGCCACGAAAGATCCCCGTCAGTGGTATAAGACCGCGCAAGACCTAATCGAGGATCTCATCGCCAACGTCACTTCAGACGCGTTCAAGACTAACGTGATAGTTATCTCTCACATAGATATGGTTGAGACGCAGAGCGGCCAGATCAAGGGTTTCGCCTCCTCCATCGGAAAAGCCCTCGGCCCGAAGATCCCCCGTTTCTTCAATACTATGCTCCTGTCCGAAGTCAAGGGCAGTGGGAAGAACGTTCGGCGGACCATCCAAACTATGCCCACCAGCATGATCGACGTGAAAAACCCAGCGCCCATGCGAATTGACGCTGAGTATCCGATTGACACGGGCATGGCGGAGATATTCAAGAAACTCAAGAATACGCAGGCATAGTAGAATAGAGGATCGTCGCCCGCCTCTCCTGCGTCAGGGCGTCACTAACTTCACAAAAGGAAACGAACTATGAACTTTACAGACGCACTAGATCGGAAGATGGAAGAAGTCAAGCGGCCACCTAACCTTCCCACGGGCCACTACATCTGGCAAATCAACAAGGTGCCGGAGCAGGAGACTTTCGAGTCCTCACGCACGGGAACCACATTCAACCGCCTGACGTTTCAGGTGGCCTGCGTCTCGGCTATGGATGATGTCGATCCAGACGACCTCGAAGAATATGGCAACGTTGCCGGGACACTGAACCGGAAGTCATTCCTCTTTACGCAGGATCCCGAGGAAAAGGCGCAATTCGAGCGGTCTATCTTCCAACTCAAGCGGTTCCTTGAGCATTGCGGCGTGGACGAGTCGCTCTCCCTGTTGGAGGGCACTAACGATGTCGTCGGCAACCAGTTCGTTGGGGAAATCACCCACCGGCCTGACCCGAATGACACCGAGGTCATCTACGCGGAAATCGGCCGCACAGCAGCCGTATGAGAAAGGGGGAGGGCTTAGCGGCCCTCCCGCATCAACATGCTTACAGCAGAATTTGATAAGATGCTCGCGGGACTGGTTAACTCCACCCGGATGGCGGACTACGGCCACCCCGCAGATCACTTCCAGATCTCCGCCGCCATAAAAGCCGAGATCCGTGCAAACTTTAAGGGCGACCCCAGACTTCTTCACGCCCTTGAAATGCTGGCAGATAAGATGGCCCGCCTATGCCATAGTCCCGATCACTTTGACTCATGGCTCGACATCGCGGGCTACGCTCGCACAGCCGTAATGGTCCTTGACCGCATCACAGAGGAAAAGCGCAATGAAAATGAAGATAATCGCTCTGGCACTTACACTGCTCCCCCAGCCGATTCTGGCGGGCAATCTAGTAACTGAGGGTCGCGCTGACCCGGTAGTTACTCCACCCGCAAAATGCTGGCTGATTGAGGGAATTTTACCTTGCCACCATCGGGGCGGCGCATGCCCGCCAGCGGACGAAATTGGCCCCGTGACGGCCCGTGGCACCCCGCCGGACCGTGACCCGCCCGAAACACGTTGCGCCGATTGTGACGCACCCCACGGCCCGTCCGGGCGTCAGAACAATGGACTCGGCAACGGCGACCAGACCGCGCCGGGTAATTCCCTCTCCCACAACCGCGCCGAAAACAGACTGGGCAACCCCGGCCACGCTTCGGGCAAGTCGCAAAACAGCAATTAAGGAAATACAATGACTAGCGGTAATTTTGAAATTGTCCCCCTCACCTCAATCTTAGTAAACCGCGACGACAGGCAGCGTCGGGAATTACGAAACATCGAAGAGTTGGCGGAGAGTATCCGCGCCAATGGCCTCATCAACCCCATAGTCGTCACACGAGATATGGAGCTTGTGGCCGGGGAACGCCGCTACACCGCCCATCAATATCTCGGCTTCGACTCGATCGCAGTTCAATACGCCGAAGATCTGCCGTCAATGGCCCTCCATCTTATCGAGTTGGAAGAAAACATTCGGCGCGAAGATCTGGATTGGCAGGACCACGTTAATGCAGTCTCGCGGTTCCACCAACTTAAGACTGAAGAAGCCGCACAGGAAGGCGAAAGCTGGTCGCAAGATCGAACGGCCGAAGAACTCAACATGTCGCAGGCCCACGTCAACCGCCACCTGCTTGTGAAGAAGGCCCTTGACGCAGGGGTTAAGGAAGTCGTTGAGGCGCCGAAACTATCCACGGCCGCCAACTTCGCCCAGAGGCAGGCCGAGCGCAAAAAGTCGTCGCTGCTTAAAGAAGTCCGCCAGCAGACACCAAGATCGCCAGCGGAGTCAGGCGACCCGGACCTCACCCTTGACGACCTGCCACCGCCCGAACGCTTTGCTGAAGTCCTCAACCGCGACTTCAAAATCTTTTCAGAGGAGGTCCTCACCAATCCCTACAACTTCATCCATTGCGATTTTCCCTACGGCGTTAATGCCGGGGACACTAAAGGACAGTCCGGCGCAAAAAGTTTCGGCGGCTACGCAGACTCCCCAGACATCTATTTCGACCTGCTTAAAACATTCTGCGACCGATTGGACAACTTTACGGCGGCCTCAGCCCACCTTATGTTTTGGTTCTCGATGGATTACTACACCGAAACTCTCGAAGCATTACGGGCCGCCGGTTGGAGCGTATCCCCATTCCCACTAGTCTGGTATAAATCGGACAACAGCGGAATTTTGCCTGACTCCAATCGTGGCCCTCGTCGGATTTACGAAACCGCTTTCTTCGGCTCCAAGGGCGACCGAAAAATTGTGCGCGCCGTAGGCAACTGCACGCCCTCCCCAGCCACAAAACAATTCCACATGAGCGAAAAGCCGCTTGAAATGCTTGAGCATTTCTTCCGTATGATCGTGGACGACACTACACTGCTTCTCGATCCGACCTGCGGCAGCGGAAATGCCGTTAAAGTGGCCGAGCAGCTTGGCGCAAATTGGGCCACCGGACTCGAGCTTAACCCGGAGTATGTCGAACTCGCGAAGGAAAACCTCGAACTTGACTGAATAGAAAACTTGACATCGGGGTGGTATGGCATTATCATTAAAGGGTTGCGCCATACCGTAGCTAGGAAGGACCACTAATGCATAAACCTTTAATGATAGTAGGAGAGGCTTGGGGTGAGCAGGAAGAGCAAAAAGGCCGCGCGTTCGCCGGTCCTTCAGGATCAGTTCTTTACGGGCTTCTCCGTCAGGCTGGCATCGACCCGAAAGATTGTTACTTTACAAATGTTTTCAACTTCCGGCCGCGCAACAACAGCGTTAACAGCCTGTTCACTGGCAAGTCTGACGCTATACCTCTTTACCGGCCGATCGCACCAGGTAAATACGTTGACAAACGTTACCTACCTGAAATCGAACGCCTTTTTGAAGAGATTGAGCGGACGCGCCCCAACCTTATACTGGCGCTCGGGAATACCCCCTTATGGGCTATTTGTAAAAAAGCTGGAGTCAAGAAGTATCGGGGAAGCCCCCTTTACTCCCACGACCAAAAATGGAAAGTCCTCCCAACGTGGCACCCAGCAGCCATCCTACGCCAATGGGAACTACGCGCCATCGCCCTAGCCGACATAACGAAGGCGCGGACGGAGATGGAATTTCCTGAATTAAACCGCCCGAAACACCTCATCTACATGGAACCGGATCTTGAGGATATTGAGGCGTTCTACGAAACCCACCTCAAGGGCCAACCATTCCTTTCTTGCGATATTGAGACTAAAGAGCGCACGATTACTGAAGTCGGCTATTCTACCGCAGACGGCTCTCGCGCCATAGTCATTCCCTTCTGGTCTCGCACGGCCGCAGACGGAAATTACTGGCCTCACGCTTGGCAGGAAAAACGCGCTTGGGAATGGGTCCGCCGGATCAACGCTGAGTTTAAGTTAGTCGGCCAAAACTTCTCATACGACATGCAGTATTTTTGGCGGACCGTCCGTATCCCCTGCCCAAATTTCGGCGGGGACACCATGCTACAACACCACGCAATGCAGCCTGAGTTGGAAAAGGGCCTCGGCTTTCTCGGTTCCGTTTACACTAATGAGCCGTCATGGAAATTCATGCGGACAGACCACTCAACGCTTAAACGGGAGGACAACTGATGTTTATCCGTCTTGCTATACCTGATGGCCGTGTTCCTTTAATAAACATGGACAAGGTAGAAATGGCCCACGATTTTGGCACAGCCAACTTTGGCAATCATATAGGCCCAGCAGTCCAACTTTGGCTTGACGCCGATCGTCACCTAATCGTAAATGCCACCCTTGAGCAACTGGAAGGATACCTTTCTTGACCTTGATCTATCTGGCATCACCATACACACACGCTGACGCCGCTACGCGTTCCATGCGATTTCACGCGGCCCGCAATTACGCCCATTACTGTATGCAAAAAGGCGAAACGATAATCTCTCCTATCGCATACGGCCACCAGTTCGCCACAAATTACGGCGCCCGCATCGACTGGAAATTCTGGTGGGCACTCAGCGAGCGTCTTATCCTTTCCTCCACCGAGTTACGCATCCTTACACTCGACGGCTGGCAGCGTTCATTCGGCATTGCACAGGAAAGGAAACTGGCTGAAAATCACGGCATTCCAGTAACTTTTGCGGAGCCTATGCGATGAAGGTTTTTGACACTTCTCACCTCGACGAAAAGCTAATGGCGAAGTTATCTGCCAATGAGGCTTCGTGGATATACAACGGCCTTGATTGCTGTGTGACCGCCGAAATCTTCAACAAGCTGACAGAGCTTATAGAAGCCGACCTCCCTAACGTCAAGGCCACTTACAACGCATCCTGCGCCAAACTCGCCCCGATCATGGAGATGTCTATACGCGGAACCTACATCGACGAGGGCGCGCGCCAACAGACCATCAAGGAGTTGGAAAAGGATCTCGCCTCACTCGACGCTAAGTTCCAGCGCATTATGGAAGAGGTTTTTGACACCCGAATAAATTGGCGGTCGCCCCTGCAGCTTAAACAGCTTTTCTACGCGCGCCTTCAGCTTAAGGAGATCAAAAAGCGCAACGCAAAAGGTCAGTTCATGCCAACCGTAAACCGTGAGGCACTGGAGTTTTTCGACCGCTACTTATACGCGCGGCCCCTCGCTAGGATGATCCTCGTCCTTCGTGATCTGCACAAACAACTTAGCTTCCTTAAAACTGAGATCGACCGTGATCAGCGCATCAGAACTTCTTACAACATTGCCGGAACAAACACTGGCCGACTTGCGTCGAGTATGTCTGACTTTGGAACCGGGACAAACTTGCAGAATGTCAACCGAAAACTACGTTATCCATTTACGGCAGACCCAGGCATGTATATGGTTAATGTCGATTTGGAGCAGGCAGACGGTCGAAACGTTGGCGCTATTTGTTGGGAACTATTCCACGACGAACTCGGGCCGGAAGTGGCCGGTGCCTATCTGGACGCCTGTGAGTCTGGCGACCTTCATACAACAGTCTGCCGCATGACGTGGGATGAGCTAGATTGGCCGTTAGACGAAAGCGAGTGGAAAAGTTTCTGCGACGGCTTGATAGCGCATGGGCAGGACAGCTACCGACAGCTTGCCAAGAAATTGGGCCACGGAACAAACTACTACGGCACCCCGCGGACAATGGGCAAGCACACCCATGTTCCTACTAAGATCATCGAGGAGTTCCAGAAACGCTACTTCGCAAAGTTCATCTGTATTCAGAAATGGCACAAGCGCGTTATTTCAGAGGTTACAGACACCGGCACTATCACGACCCTTTTCGGCCGCCGCAGGATGTTCTTTGGCCGCGCCAACGACGCCTCGACACACAGAAAGGCCATCGCCTACGCCCCGCAATCAATGACCGGAGAGGAAATTGACCGGGGCCTGCTTCAGGTTTGGCGGGCCTTCCCACAAGTGCAACTCCTTAACCAAGTCCACGACTCAATTCTCTTCCAAGTCCCCTATCGTGAAAAAGACGAACTCATCCCGCAGATACTAAAAACGATGCAGGTCAGCCTAGAGCTTACTGGCGGCCGCATCTTCACCGTGCCACTCGATGCCGCAGGCGGCTGGAATTGGGGCTACGCAAGCAAAACAAACATTTACGGGCTTAAAACATGGACAGGAAAAGAGGAACGGGACGCCCCCAATCCACGAAACAGGTTGCGCGACTACCTGAAACACGTGAAGATTGGGTAAACTCTTTCTCCACATTTACCGACCGCATTAGCTCCCCACCGCTGTTCCGAACGTGGGGAGCTATCTCGGCCATTGCGGGCGCCCTAGAGCGTAAGGTCTGGGTGACCACACGCGGATCAGCCGTATACCCGAATATGTATACGATCCTAGTAGCTCCGCCGGGCGTAGGTAAGTCCGAGGTAACGTGGCGCATTCGGGATATGTGGTATAGTTTGGAAGGCCATTATGTGGCCTCCACCTCAGTCACCAAAGCGTCGATGATGGATGAACTAGCTGAGGCCGACCGTCGCTTCGTGACTAACAATCCGCACTACCCGGTGGACAGCTTTAACAGCCTGAAACTTTGCATTAACGAACTCGGCGTCCTTATCCCGGCTTACGAGAATGATTTTATGAACATTCTAACCGACCTATGGGATTGCAAGGACTACAGCGAGAGTCGTCGATCACGCAAAGAGGGGATTGAGATTAAAAAGACCCAACTCAACATGCTAGCCGCCGCAACGCCGTCTTACTTAGTCCACCTGCTTCCAGAGGGCGCGTGGGATCAGGGCTTCATTTCGCGGACCATCCTAATTTACTCCGGGGACCGCCAAATCCGGTCCCTCTTCGAACAGGCCGACTCCCGCGAGGAAGAGGAAAAACTACTTAAGAAAAACCTGCGTAGGATTTCAGAACTACACGGAGAGATGCGTTGGGAGAAGGAGGCCGCCGAGGCCATTGACGAGTTCAACATGCGAGATGGCGAACCGAAACCGCAACACCCAAAACTCATGTCTTACAACATTCGCCGGGTAGTCCATCTAATCAAACTTTGCATGATAGCTAGTGTAAGCGAAAGCGACGAATTGCTAATCCGTGAACGACACTTCAAGCGCGCCCTCGGATGGCTCCTAGACGCCGAAGCCCAGATGCCGGAAATCTTTAAGGCCATGAGCACTTCTGGCACCGGAAAAGTAATGGAGGAGGCCTGGTATTATATCTTCACCATTTACAGCAAGGAGCAAAAACCAATAATGAAACATAGGATAATTCAGTTCCTGCAAGAGCGTGTCCCTGTTCATAGCATAGAAACAACTATTGAGATGATGGAACAAGGCAAAATGATCGAGAAGCAACTAACGGCGGCGGGCGCGGCCTATGTGCCTAAAGGAAAGAGAGGACCGGGATAATGCCTTTTGATGAAGCAGAATATGGTGGTGACGGCCCAAACGAGGAATTCCACAGGAATGCTTTCGCTAAGGGCGCCGAAGCCGGCTCTATGACAGCCATGATACAGCATAAAATGGCGAGCGAAGCTAATGTTTGTCCTGATTGCTTTGTGGCTGGATTTACGGCGGCCATGATCGCAGCAACTATAACAATCTATAAAGAGGACGAGGGGACCATAGACCCAGATACCCTAGTGGCCGATCTGGTAAAAATAGGTGAACAGATGGCCGCCAAAAAAGACCCCGACCAATGAAGGCCGGGGCAAGTTTCAGGGAGGTCAGCGGTTAAAGCACCGCTCAGCTATCCGCCGAAGCGGACTACGATGGGAGGGTTGCGGCCCTCCCTTTTCCTATATCCAGCCATCTGGACAATTAGCGGCGCCATACTCATTTTCAGCTAAGTCCGCCTTAACGTGCTCGGGGTCATTTAGCACCATATAGTTTGCCACCTTTTCCGAAGCGTAGGTATCCGGCTTTGCGATGTCGCAGAAATCACCGGCCACCGGCCCGCACATAGCCAAGGGCGCGGCGAAGAAGCTCATCGTTAGTAAGCTGGTCAATTTCATCCTCTATCTCCTTTTTCTCCTCGATCGAGGCGGTCCGGGCCTTTTCTATTTCCTTTATCAGATCTTTTTGCCCAGCGTCATACCGTGCGTTTCCATACAGCCAAACGGCCGCCAGCAGAGTCAGGAGGCCACCAAGCGCCAAATACAACCTCATCATGACGGCAGCGTATTCAGCGTTTGGCTCAGCGAAGTCAGGACCGCATACTGCGTTTCAAGCGGCAGTCCGATTAGCTTCGCGGACAGCCGCGCATGAAATTCTAGCGTGGCCGAATGCACGGCGATAAGCTGTTCAAGATTTAACTCATCCGCCTCCAGTCCTTCTACCCGGCTAACAAGATCACGGATAGCGGCCGCCGTGTCCTTATCCAGCCCGTTAATCAACTCTTCAGTAATGGCCATTTCACTTCTCCTTATATTGGTTGATTGTGTCCGCAAGTTCCAGTGCCGTTTTAAGTAGTTCAGCCGGTATCTTCCTCCAGCGCGGCCCCGGCCTTTCACCATATTCTGCTTTTACTGTTAGCATTGCATAATCATACAACGCATTAGTATACTCATGCCCAAAGGGCGCAATGTCCTCTGGCTCAGTTGCGGCCGCAATCAGCTTGCGTTGTTTTATCCGCATGAGTTTATTCCGCTTTGTGTCCGGCCCCCAGGCGTCTGGCCATGCACCCGTCTTAACATACTTAACAG